CCAATTGCGGTGACACCTGCGTTTGTAATAGTGATATCACCAGTTACAGCAACAGACGCTGCTTGGTTGGAGGCGTTTCCAACCAAAATATTGCCGCTATTTAGTGCGGCAAGTTTTGTGTATTCAATCGCGGCGGTAGCAGAAATATCGGCATTGACGATATTTGCATTTCCGCTGACAAGTACAGTACCACTTAGGTTCGGAAAAGTAATTGTGCGAGCCGCACTGGCTGTCGCTGCTGAAATAGTAGTATTGAACGATCCGGTATCGTAAACAAGACTTGTTGCATCAAGGGTTATATTTCCAGTAAAAGTATCTCCAGCTTTATTCGCTTTAATGGTGTTAAGTGACGCCAGCATGTCTTGAACATTGCTGCCTGTTACACCAGAAATAGCGTTGGTTGTAATGTTTGAAGCAGTTTGAGCTGCAACAGTGGATGACACATCTACATGCGTCCATGCCGTACCATCGGACAAAATAATGTCTGGTGGAGCTAGTGCAACCAAAGGAGCATTGCCAGTGGTAGGCGTTCCACCTTCCGCAATGACAAAGTAGTATCTGCTGTTCGTGGCTGATGCTGCTGGGAGCGCATTGTTTACCGAGAGTCCTAAAGCGGTACCTGCACTTGTCAGCGTAAGAATCTTACCCGCGCCGCCGTTATACGTCGGATTGGAGCTATAAGTCCCAGCAAAGATGATTTCACCTGCTGTAATCGTGATCGGTTGCCAAGCATTGCCGTCGTATAGGTACAGATCCCCGTTTAACGAATCGTAAAAGTACTGACCGGTGTGGTCTGCAGCAGGAAATACAACAACTCCAGTAGTTGAGCTTGCGCCGCCGATTTTTGTAACAGAAAAATTATCAAGCTTTGCGCCAGCAATAGAGTTAGCCGCAAAACGATCAGCGCTGATTGTGCCGCTGGTGAGTTGGCTAGCGCTAAACGTAATGTCGGCAAGGTCTGCGCTGGTTAGTTCTGCGCCAGCGGTAACGTGACCTTGCCCGTCAACGGTGACTTTTTCGTAAGTGCCTGGGGCGACGCTGTTGGTGTGGCCGATTTCGCCAGCGGCATCAACGCCTAAACCGTCGCCGGGGTAAACCGCACCGGGCACGCTTGCGGTTGCACGCGGGAGGTCACCTGCCTGAATAGCTCGGCCGCCGGTCACCAAACCTTGCGCGTTGTACGTGACGACGTGGTTAGTGGTGCTGGCGGCAATGGCATTGTTAATGGCCAGTGTGTCGCCAGTAACGGTCAGACCGTTGCCGTTGACGATGACACCACCTTTTGCGGTGGTAGTAGCGGTTGGAAGGTCTGCACCTTGAATTGTGCGGTACGTTGTTGCACCAGCTCCGGAGGTGGGGCCGGCCAAAAACTGGCTAGCCGCAGTGGTGTTATCAAGCGTGGTGTTAATTGTGACCGTGTCGCCAGCTTGACTAACGGTGACGTTTACAACCCCAGCGTCACCACCAACGACGGTGTTGATACTGCCGGCGGCTTTGATCGACTGCCATACAGATCCGTTCCAGCAGTAAATTTTTAGGTCGTCAGTATCAAGAGCAATCTGACCAACGAAGTCACCTGCATTTGGAAGCGTTGCTACAAGACGAACACTAGAGTTATTTGCAAGTTTTGCGGCACTAATTGCACTATTGGCAATTTGTGAAGTACTTACTGTTTCACCTTGTAATGCACTGCCGGGAATTGAGCCGGCAGCAAAAAGGATTTTGGCGCTAGGGATAGTTGCATCTGCAACCAGCGTCGATGCGTTACCAAAAAAATCGGTAACGGTAATTTTGCGAGTTTCGCTAGCGCTGACATCAGCGACAGGCAGAAAATCATCAGCGACTAGGTTCGAACCCGCAAGCTGTAGTAGCTCACTAATTCTGAGGTCAGCCACGTACGCACTCGCTAGTCAATGCTGTCATTTTAGACATCGCTGTCCTCCAACAACAGATACCCGTCGCCGGTCTTGGCTTCCAGCTTGATGGGATCGCCCGCCTCTTGCAACAGTCGGCGACGCGGGGTCGTTCTAGCACGAAGCTTAATGGGGCCAGTGGCTACGAAATCAATCGTGCTGACAACAATGTCGCCAGGAGCAAAGCTGGTGGCGCTACTGGTAACGAGGGCGTCGAACTCCCACCACAGTGCATCGTTGGTCTGTGCTCCAGAAAACGAACCGCCTGACGCGGTTGCGCCAAGGGTTTTGATGTACAGCTTGGTGTGAAAGCCAGAACCAATCTCGGTGCGTAGCACCAACTGCATCAAGTAGTTGACTGGTTCTTGTCCTAGCTCGTTTACGTAGTCCCATTGGGCTGTCAAACGCCCGCTGCCTGTAATCAGACTGCTGTATTGCTGCCGGTATTCGTCGGAAAGCGCTGTGATATCAACCGTTTCACGATTGGTGTTGAGTTCGTAGTCAGTAATGCAAGCGAGCAGTCGACCGGAGGTGTCTTCAACGTCAACCCGGATTGGGATATCGCGGTTGATCTGCGCCAGTGGGATCAGGCCGGCTGTACCACCTTCAAGGCTGTCATCGAAGTTGTCGTACAGGCGAATAGAACCGAGTTCGTCAACGTGGATAAACCACTTACCGCTGGATTGAACGGTGTTATTACCCCAACCCTCTGCGGAAATAAAGTCAAGATTAGTGTTGTCTGTTGCAGTGATCTCAATGAGATCACCTGTAATCAATGTTCCTTCTGCAAAGTCAAAGCTGAATCTATTGCGTTCATAGTTAACGTCACTTGGATTAACCACAGATGCTTTGCCACCTTCAAACGAACGGCGGGTCAGTTCGACGTTGCCAATATTGCCAAGATAAACACCCATTAGATTGTTACCTCTTGTAGTGCGCCAGTTGCTTGGAAGCTAATTTGCGCGGAACATACTTCGCCCACGCTAGCCCCAAAAGACACGCTGGTTATGTAAGCAGATAGTTTTACATCATTACTGGATGCTCCATCCACAAGACGTAGACATAATGTGACAGTGTCGGAATCGGATACGCCGTCGGTACGCAGCACGTTGCGCAGCGCGGTCGCAGCGTCGTTTCTGCCGGCAGCGTCTTTGTAGTACAAAATAGTTGCACTACCATTAAACTCTTGTACGCCAGGGGTATACGTTCTTTGCTTTTCTCCTAACGCTGTTACTTCTAGCAGTTCCAAAGATCCAGTCAAATTCCAGTTGGTAACTTTAATCTGCTCGATATCATTTATTAACAATCTACCATCCTTTCCTGAGTAAATTTTTGCCATTGGTACGCCGGGCTTTTTTGTACTATAGCCCAGTAAGGCACCTGAGCTCTTTCCAGTCTGTGTTTAAGGTGTGGCTGCTACCTGTTGTGAGCCGTTGCCAGCCGAAAACAGAGTACTCTTGACCGGCGCCGGGGCTGACGACAGAGGGGACCGTGTTTCGAACAATGTGACCTGCAACGTAAGTGCCTGCAGTCGGTCTCGTGTTAGCGGTTAGTTTTGGTACGGTAGTAATTTTTTTAAACGTAGCAGAACTAGGATTGCCGTCATAAATAAGGCAGATAAATCCAAGCGTATCAGGTACGTTTCTAACGCCGCGGCAATTGGCGGGACCATTTAATCCTGTTGTTCCGTTGGGATCATAAACAACGTAATTGTTTTCGTAGCAGAACCCATCAGTGTTCGATGTGACGTTGGCCATGTGCATAAACGTATTGCCTGCTGCAATACCAAAATTCTCACTTACAGCACTTATGCCATAGACAGATGTTGTTGAACTCCATGTGTTATTACTAGCGTGAGTAGAATGCCTAAACAAAGGATCCAAATCCAACCAATTATTGCGGATCGCAATCGCTGAAACTACGCCGGAAGTGGATAGTGTTATTCCAGTGCCAGGCCAGTCGGTAATAATATTGTTGGTTACAAGGCATCCGTCTCTATCAATCCCATTGGCGTCATCGTGGCCGGCAATCTCAATGGCTTTTGTGCCGACACCGCCGCCTGATAGTACATTGGAATCAATGGAAAGCCCTCGTACAGGACCTTCAAAGTAGATACCTGTTACAGCAAAAAATGTTGATGTAATTGCTGGATTATAAAAACCGGGACCAAAGCTTCCTCCTTGCCTGTCAAGAATATTGTCATATCCGTAATCCGAATAAAAACTTATGCCTTGCGTGGGCAGTGTTGTGGCAACAATGTTGTTGGAAATGGAAACGCCCCACGCGCCGATACTTACACTGTTTGGCGCATCAATGTTGTTGGCCCAGTTGTATGGAGAAACGTCTGAGACATATCCGGGTTGAGACGTCAATGCTCCCTTTGACCTCGGCCGTATTTTGCACTTTATTGCGTAACCTCCACTAAGAGTTGGCGCATTGAAGTTGTAAAAAGTATCTGTAATTATATTGTTAGTAATTTTGACACAGAAAACCGGTGTGTTGCCTTCTGGTAAATCTATTGTGCTGTCTACAGTAATGGGCAACCTAAGCATACGACGCATTGTATTGTCTGAGATAATTGCCAGCTTGGCGCCGAGTACTTTAATGCCTTGTGATTCCTCAAAAACGTTGCCCGTAATAGTCAGGCCACTTTGCGCAGGGGTTGCGTTGTCATCTAAAGCATGAAGTGCCACTGCATCGTCAGCGACACGGGAAAATGTATTACCTGTAATTACAATGTCTTGAGAATGCGTAAACCTAATGCCATCGCGCAAGATATCAATTAATTTGCAGCCAATTACGGTGGCACCGCGGACACGCGAAAAGGCTGTTGCCATAAACCGAACCGATTTAATTGTTACGTTACTTATGCGCATATTCACCACATTAATGGCGTTTAGTGTCTGACTTTGGTTGGTTTCAGTGGTGTATGTTGCTAACGTGCCTTGAATCTTGAAATCTTCAAATGCTATATTTTCTGTATTATCGGCTACTAGCAAATCTTTTCTTGGGTTTGCAGGAAGATCTTCGTGGTAGATAATTGAAGCGTCTCCATCGCCTTTAAGTCTTGTATTTGAATACATAACAAGTGTTGGACTAAGATCAGACTTGCGGTACGTACCTGCTGGTATGTACACAGTGCCACCGCCTAGCGCATTTACGTAATTAAGCGCTGCTTGTATTGCCTGTGTGGCATCTTCTATGCCGCTAGCATCTGCCCCAAAATCCTTAATGCTTACAACTTCTTGAAGCCTGTCCTTAACCGTGCGTGTTTCACTAGTACTCACATTCTGATCAAATAAAATTTTTGCACTATTAGCACTTACAACCATCCCGTCGGTGACAGAGTTTGGCTGGTTGGCGGTAATAACAGGTACGTTATTAACTTGCAAAGAGGCCAAGGTAGCAAGACCTTGTACGTTTAATGTGCCAGGTAAATTAATGTTGTTAGACCACGTTACTGTGGTGCCATTGCTGCTTGTAGTAAGCACTTGGTTGGCAAAACCATTCGCAAGTTTGCTTACTGCAATTTCTGCATTTTGATCAACGTCCCCGTTTTTAATTTTTCTGCTGGTTTCTGCGTCGTTTCCGCCAGCGTTCGTTTGTCCTACGGGCACCTGACCACGGACGATGGCAGCTTCAAGAATTGAACCTGTACTTTGGAATTCAATATCTGCATAAGTAGCCTCACCCGCCGAGCTCCCGTAGGAAACGTTGTTGATGTAGGCATTTAAAACTACATCGTAATTTTGATTATTATCTACAAGCCTAAAGCATAAGGTTACAACGTCACTTTCATCGACACCTGCAGTGCGAATAATGCTTTTTAATGCTATTGCTGCGCTATTTTGCCCTTCGGAATCTTGACTGTATAGGATGCGAGCTGTTCCAGTAAAGTCTTGTACACCAGGTATGTAACTGCGCTGAGAATCGGCTAAATTTGTAGTCTCAAGCAACTCCAGCTTTCCGTTTAACTGCCAGCTTGCAACCTTTAACTGTTCAATTCCGTTAATTAAGAGCTTGCCGTCTTTACCTGTATATACCTTTTCCATTACAGAACTGCCCTCAGTTTCACGTCTACAGTACTAACGCCAGGTCGAACAGATGTGATGGTTGGTTGCGAATCGTACCTCCACTTTGTTTGTGGTGGCGGCTCTATCGATACCGTGCTGCCATTGCGGGCGCTGTCAGGCAGTTCAAATGTTTTGAAGGTGCCGTACTGCGATGCGTAGTGCACCAAGAATTTTTCAGCATTGAAATCTGTGATGTTTTCGTAGCGCAGAGACAGTTCTGCGTTGCTGCGCTGATTGCCGTAAAGAATGCGGATTTCTGAGCCGGATTGCGCATTGAAGCGCTTGACGGGCCAATCACCTGGAGCAAAGTCTCGGCTGGTTGGAACTAAGGATGGAAATGCCATTACTCAAGCACCCGGAAGTTCCCTTCAGTCAAAACGTCCTTTGCCACAATGCTAGCGCCAGTGGAATCCACCGGAACGTGGACAGCGCTGATGTTAACCAATCCGTCTTCGTCAAGCGTAAGCTGCTCGACTTGATACACGCCAGCGCTTACCTGGAGGCTTACTAGGGTAAACAGACAGCCGTACAACGAAGGATCGGATACGGTGCTGTTTGAAATGGTTATGCGTTGCTCAGTAATGTCGCCTGTTTGAGGGTTGTAGATCAAGGCGTCGTACGCGCCATCTTCGATGCTGCTGATGCTGACTAAAGAGCCGGCATCAGTGATGCCGCCGTTATTGGTAGCGCTATATGTGGTGGATTCTGTTATGACGCGGATATACGAGCCAGGTTGAATACCGAGGGCGTCAGGTATCGTCTTAAAGCTGACCGTGTGTGTAACACGACGGCGGATGCTAAGCAG